TCCCTGTCGAGCGGCCGCTCTATAACGGCATCACGAAGCAGTGGATCAACGATGAGACTGGAGCGCCGATCCCTGCCGACTCAGTCGTACCCCCAGATCCCACGCATGGCTACAGCCACCTTGGCATCTCCGAGCAGACCGGCATCTACCTGAACGGCGACGACGTCGGCACACACGTCCTGCCTCCGCTCGACCTCCGCTATCGCCAGACCCCTGACGGCAGTATCGCGCCTCGGGTGCTCGTCGTCATCCGCGGTGGTTACGGCCTGCGTGATGTGCTCGATGTCGGTGACATCCCGGGTGAAGTGCTGCTGGCACCGCCGGAACACTGGGACCAGCTCAACAAGTTGGCGCCCTGGAACGCCGCCGTCCATCCCTTCGGTGAGGAGCCCCCAGCGGCCCCACCGGACGAAGACCCCTTGGATGCACACGACGCTCCGCCGGCTTCCAACGTCTCCTTGGATGCCAGCCTCCAAGACGCACCGGGGACGGCCACTGCTCCGAGCACACCCGATCCGTCGTAATGGGCGCCACAGGTGATCTGCCTCCGGCGGATTCGCTGATCCCAAGACGAGGGGGGTGCCTCCGCGTACCTCTCTACGGTTCGGGGGAGACACGATCCTTACGTCCCTCTTGGCCGGAGCGAATGCTCGCCCTGGCTGAGTTCTGGTCACGGTACTCGACTTGTCTTCGCCGCCAGGTCGGGGCCGTGATCTTTGATCCCGAGACCTTCGCTGTCATCTCCGTGGGTTTTAACGACGCGCCGATCGGTGCGGTCAATTGTGGTGATGGCGGCTGTCCCGCCTGTAGCGAGGGGTCCGTCCGCAACCGCACGGATTGCCTCTGTATTCATGGTGAACTCAACGCTGTTTTGCTTGCACGCACCGACCTACGCGGCCTCCATCTCGCCATTTGGAACGTGAAGAACGGCATCTCCGTCGACGAGAACTCCCCCTGCACGAACTGTCACAAACACCTCGTCCAGACCGGCATCTCGCAGGTCCTCGTCGGCAAGCGTGTCGAAGGTGAGTACCTGCAACTTCGTTACGTCGCGCCATGAAGAAACGGGGTGAGCATACCTGTACGGAGCGGTGCCACGCCTGCCTCATGAGCTGCTGCACTCCCTGCGGAAACCTCAACCTGCAGCAGGGCCGGAAGATCAACTGGCGCCACTGTGAGCAACACTGTCGCTACAAGAAGGAACGATCGGCGATCAGGGTCGGTCAGGGATTCGACCGGCGTTACGCGAGGAACCTCTACGTTGACGAACAAGAAACTCAAGAAGCGGAAGATGCTCGACGCCCGGCGAAACATCCTGCCTGATGGCACAGGCGCGCGGAAGAAGAAGGCCGACCATGTCCGGCACGGTAGCAAGAGCCACCGGCGCTCGTTCAGAGATCTAGGGGAGGGGAAACGATGACGGTTTTTTGGACGTTCGTCGCGTTAGCGTTGATCATGCTAGCCGTCCTGCTCATCCACAACGAAGCGCGTTCCTTCTGGGATCAGCGGCGGGCATGGCTCGCGCTCCTCTTGATGGGTTGCGCCGGCTCACTGATCGCGACTGTATCGTGAGTCCTGATCCTATAGTACGCACGTTCAAGCTAGTCCGCCATGAGGATATTTCCGGCGTTTCTGGCCTTGGCACCGTCGCCGTAGGAGCACAGTTCCCAACAGGGCGCTGTATCCTTGAATGGCTCCCCGGCAAAGTGGACGTCCGTTCGTTCAACATCTACCTCTCTGTCCAGGAAATTGAAGAAGTCAACGGACACGATGGCAAGACACAGATCGTCTGGGACGATCCGCCGTGAAGTTCTCCGGCAGCCTGCTCGAACGCATCGTCTTCGGTAAGCCCCCCGATCCCGACAACTGCACCTGCCGTTGCCATCCCCTCCCGTTCTTGCTGCGGTGCTACCGCTGCTTGGCCTGCCCATGATCATCACCGATCGCAACACCGTCATCCACGTCACGCTGCTCAAGCGTGACGTCCAGGTCGCACAGGTCATTGAGGATCCCGGCAAAGCCTTCATCCAGTGGTGGAAGGAACGGTGCCGGGACTACAACGCGCCACGTTGGTCGCCACGGGGCGCTGACCGTGCTATCGCCAATCGGCTCATCAACAAGCACGGCCTCATCCGCGTGAAGCGGGTGGCCATCATGTTCTGGCGCAAGCACTCCGACGTCCTCGTCTCCGGTGAGTACCGTCAACATCTCGTCCTCTTTGCAGCGAAGTTCAATGAAGCAGCCCATGACTTTGACACAGCCGAAACAACAGTAGTAGACTAAGCATCCTTCGGGGAAACGATGGAGTATCCAATCATCCGGCCAAAGCGCGGTTCCTACGATGGTCCTCGGCCACAGCCAGGCCAGACAGCGATGCTCTGCCCCACCGAACGCCGTTATCGCGTCTTTGATTTTCAACCCGACGACTCCCTCCGTTGTCAATCGTGCGGATTCCCGGTGACGAGAAATGTCGCCACCGACAACAACGCCGGTACCTGAACGATGGACTCGGACGTGATTTACTACGCAGCGTATCTTCTTCTTCACGATCTCCCGTTCGTTAAGGAGCACGGCGCCCGCTTCTCGCCGGCCTTCTTCCCCAAGGGGCCGCTGCGGGGGCTCACCGCGATCGCGCTTGAGCAGGGACAGATCTACCGTCGTACCACCACGGCCCAGGTCCTTGACCTCTGCCTGACTAATGGCTTCCGTCCTGATCTGTATGGGACGACGGCAGACGAGCTGCGTTACATCTTCGGCAACCTTGAGCCGTTCGTGGTTGACGACAACCTGCGCCCTCGAATCATCCCCCTTATCCTCGAGTGGGTCAGGCTCAGGCGCATCGGAATGGCTGCCGATGAGGCGCTCGACGCCACCTCCCGCGGGCAGGCCGATGACGCCGCTCTTGCCCTCCGTGGCGCCCGTGAGCCTGCTGTAGGAGACGACGCCCCCCTCCGGCTCAGCCAGGATTTCAACCTCGCTCTCGGTGATCTCCCCGATAACGCCATCCCGACTGGTTTCCGCACGCTCGACAGTTTGTGGTCGGGGGGGATCAGGCCAGGGGAATTTGGCGTGATCTTGTCCCCGACGAATGTCGGCAAGACGCAGACCTTGTGCTACCTCGCAGCAGTCGCATACAAAAGCTCTCACCCCTGCGTCTACTACACCTTCGAACTGGCAAAGAAGATGATCCTCCGGCGTATTACCTCTGCGGTTCTCCGTAAATCCGTTCAGACGATCCCTGTCGACGACGCGCCAGCGCTGCTTGAGCGTGTGCGTATTAACCGGCAGATTACAAACGCTGACATCGAGATTCGTTCTGGAGGGATGGGTGTAGCCGACCTGCTCATGGACCTAGAGGAGCTAGAAGAAGAGGGGCGGAAACCTCACGTTATCCTACTCGACTCCGCCGATGATCTCGTCGCCACCCGTCAGCACCAATCGGAATACCAACGGCTCGGTGAGATCTACATGGACGTCCGCAACCTTGCCCTGGCTGCAGACATTGCGATCTGGACCAGCACACAGGCTACGAGAGAAGCCATCGACAAGGCGCGGATCTCGCTCAAGCACATGGGCGACTCGTTTTGGAAAGCGCGCCGCGCTCACTATGTCCTTGGGTTGTCTCAGACAGAGCAAGAACGTAACGAACCCTTCGGTCCGTACATGTCGCTCTATATCTTGAAGGACTCAGAGCATGGCTCACCCGGCCGGCACTTCGTCGTGCGCCCGGCGTTCGGCCAGGGGGGCAAGGGCTACCCCGGGTTTGAGGAGGTTGATAAAAATGCCCTCCCCTGATCTCCTCTGCTCTGGATGCGGCCACCCGCGCCATGCCAACCGTTGCTTCCAGTCGAGCAAGGTAGGAGGGAAGATCGTGCAGTGCCCGTGTAAAAAGAAGTCCTCCTGATGCCCCGTTACAATGCTGTCTTCCGTGAGTTGTCCGGCCCGGAAGGACCAAATTGGGGCGAGCAGAAGCATCTCCGCAATGCCCACTCCTACTTCATTGTGTGGTGCTGGTGATGCCCTGGCTTGATGTCCTCGGTCAACACGGTATCGATGCGACGCTAGCGTCGGCTGGCCACGAGTTGCAGTTCTCCTGCCCGCTCTGTCAGGACGTAAAGAAGCGGTTCTACCTCAACGCAACAAGCGGCGCCTGGATCTGCCATCGCTGCGAGGAGCGCGGGTCGGGCTATGACTTCTGTCGCAAAGTGCTGGAACTCGATCACTTCCAGTCGATGCGGGCACTCAAGCAGGCCAGCAAAGAAGAGAAGCCTGCGTTCGTTGTCAGGGCGCTTGATGCGTCACCACGGGCGGACGGCATCGAGATGCCGGAGGGGATCCACCTTCTCAAACGGACAGACGTCACCTCACACGAATATCCCTTCTGGAACTATCTCTACCGCCGCGGTCTCGACGAGTTAACCATTCGCCGGCACAAGATCGGCTACGCGATCATCGGCCGTTACGCCTACCGCGTCGTCGTCCCGGTCTTCACGAAACGTCTGCTGAGGACGTTCGTTGCGCGCTCCATTGTTGGAGGTGTAGAGCCGAAAGTGCTCCGGCCGGAACAGAATGGCCAGCAGATCCCGGCCCTCTTCGGTATCGACGATCTCAAGAGCAGTACGGTCTTCCTCGTCGAAGGCGTCTTCGACGCGATGCGGATCGGCGACCATGCCGTTGCCACGCTCGGCACTAATCTTTCCCCCGAACAACGCGACTTGCTCCGTCAGGCTGGCGTACACGACGTCGTGTTGCTGTGGGACGGCGACGACGCCGGCCGCATCGGATCAGCCCGCGTCGCCGACCAACTGAGCGCCGCCATGTTCAACGTCAAGGTAGCCCTCCTCCCGCCTGGACAAGACCCCGCGTCGGCTTCTTGGGAGACCTTGATCTCGGCTATTGACCAGGCGGAACCTAACGGATCCTACCTCTCCAACAAATTAAGTCTCAGTAGACTTGACGTACACAGTTGACGGTGGTATAGTAATCGCAGAAGTCAGAAAAGGTTGAAAGGAGAAAACAGAACATGTCAAACGTAGGACAGACGGACACCGCACGGTCACAATCGGAACGGGCGAAGATGGATGACACCTTCTGGTTCAAGGCGGAGAGCGGGAAGGGCACCACCTGGGGCACCAACTTCATCCGCATCCTCCCTCCCCACGTCAACATGCAGGGCTGTTTCTACCACTCGGTCCCCGTCCATTTCGGCGTCGGCCCGGGTAACCAGAACATGCCCTGCCCCCGTAAGGGCCTCAACCAGGACTGCCCCGTCTGCACCTTCGCCTTTGGCCTGAAGAACGACGGCAAGGACGAGGAGTTCAAGTCGATGATGCCGTCCTGGCAGGCGTACATGAACGTCGTCGTCCTCAACGACGACGGGACGCCGAAGGAAGACCCGCCGAAGATCCGCATCTGGTCGGTCAGCCGCAAGGTGCTGGACATGCTCATCGACGAGCTAGAAAGCACGGGTGACTTCACCGACCTCGTGAAGGGCTACGACGTCTGCGTGAAGCGGAAGGGTGAGCGCTTCGACACGGAATGGCGCATCAAGCTCAACCCCAAGCCCTCCGCCGTCACGTACCTCGAGGCCGTCGAAGACTTGCAGGACCTCACGGCGATCTCCCCGTACCGCGACGCCCAGTCTATGCATCTCGCCCTCACCGCCGGGCCAGCCGGCGAAGGTGGCGACCCGTGGAAGCCAGAGGCCCCCAGGCCCAGCGAGCCCGAGGTGAAGAGCGCCGATGAGGCGAAGTCCGCCGGTTGGGCTGACGACCCAGATGAGGACGGTGACAATGAGGGGAAGCCGGCTCCCGCCAAGTCACGCGAAGAGGCCCGTGCCGCCCTCCGCGCCGCCACCGGTAAGAAGTAACAGACCGTGGCGAAGAAGGGGCATGGCAGCCCTCTCGAGGAGGGGCTGATCCAGACCGTCCGCGCGAAGCAGGACGGTAAGGTGCAGGCGGTGCTCGCAAGCCAACCGCTCGACTCAGACGTCGTCGACTACATCGACACGCAGTCGCCAAGCCTGAACTACGCCATCGGCCGGCCGGGCATTCCGGTCGGCCGCATGACCCTTCTTGTTGGCAAGGAAAAGAGCGGCAAAAGCACGATACTCTGTCACCTCATCGCTGAAACGCAGCAACGCGGCGGGCTCGCTTTCCTCATCGACTCGGAGCGTCGCTACTCCCGTGACCGCGGTGAACGGATCGGCATCGACCACGACCGTCTCATCTATTTGCCTGGCGATAGTGTCGAGGAGACGTTCCTAGAGATCGAAAACTTCGTCGAGGCGATCCGAGATGAGGTGCCGGCGGATGTCCCTGTACTGTTCGGTTGGGACAGCCTGTCGGGAACGGCTCTCAACGCCGAGCTAAAGCATGAGGAGTCACCAGGCGGGCACGCCCGAGGCGTCGGTAAAGGTTTCCGCGTTTTGCTGCCGATGATGGCGCGCAAACGGATCGCCATCGTCTTCGTCAGCCAGCTCCGCAATCGGATCGACATGGGCGGTGGGACGTACTTCCACCTCCCAAAGGACACGATGATTGCAGAGCGAGCACTCAACTATCATTGCTCGCTGCGGATCCACCTCACACAGATCAAGAAGGACGGGCCTGACCCGAAGAAGCCCGACCACATCGAGACGAAAGCCGACATCCAGTGGAACACCGTCGCGCCGCCCTTCCGCTCCTCCATCATCCATATCCGGTTCCTTGACGGCATCGACCGCGAATCCTGCGCGTTCGAGGTAGCGAGAGACCTAAAACTCATCACGCAGAACGCGAGCTGGTGGGTGTATGAAGGGCAGAAGTTTCAGCGCAACAAGTGGCCAGAGATCCTCAAGGGGAGCGAAGAACTGCAGCGCCTCATCGAGAGCGCACCGTTGGAGTGGCTACCGTGATCAAGCGCCTCCTCGTCGAAAACTACCAATCAATAAAAACCGCGGATCTCGAACTCGGCCCGCTCACGCTCATCGTCGGCCAAAATTTCAGCGGGAAGAGTGCCCTCCTCCGCGCCTTCCACAGCCTCTGTTTCGGCAAGACGGGCGACGAGTTTATCCGGCATGGTGAGGACACCGTGACGGTCGAACTCCATACGGACGACACGATCGTTACCTGGGAGAAGCGATCCGGCGTGAGCGCTTCCTACAGTGTTGCCGGCGGGCGCGGTAATATCGTTCTCCCAGGGAAGGTCTTCGAGAAGACCGGCGCCAAGATCCCCCCTGAAGTTGCCGAACTGATCGGCATCCACGAGATCGAAATCGCGAAGGACTTCATCGTCACGCCGCAGTTTCAGATGCAGTGGGACCAGCCGCTCGTCGCCGAACCCGGCTCGAAAATAGCCCGCCTGCTCGGGATGCTCACCAAGCTCGACCGCATCGTGCGCGCGCAGATGGCAAGCCGGAAAGACCGGGATACGCAGCGCAAGACGGCGAAGGAACAACGCACCCTCATTACACAGTACGAGACCTCACTAGAGAGCCTTGATTGGGTGGAAGACTGCCGCTCTGCTGTCAACCATATCCAGGAACAGCTTACCTTCGTAGAGGATGCTCAGGAGGACCTGAAGCAGGCTGAGGAGGCTTCCAGGGCTATCGTTGAAGCTGAAACCATACTAGCCAGCGCGAAGGACCTGAGCCAGGTCAAGGAGCTTTGTGAGCAAGCTCAAGCCCTCCGTCAGGTACTCGGTCAGGCAGAGTTGGCCGCAACATCATTCGTTGAGGCCCAGCAAGAACTAGTGCTCAGGGGAGTAGCCCGGGATGAGGCGGCCACCACACGCGACGACGCGAGGAAGGAGTGTGAGGATGCCTACAAAGAGCAAGCTATCTGCGAAAAATGTCCACTCCGCATCTAAGGTCGTCATCGTAAATGATCCGCATCTCGCCGACGTCCCGCCGCTCGGCCGGGTGAAGGGCTACCGCGAGCAGATCCTCGCTATGATCGCTGAAGTAGGGGATCTCTGCCAGGAACTAACGGGCAACGTCGACGTGATCTTCACTGGCGATACCTGGCATAGCAAACGGCCTGACCGCACTTCCCACTACCTTGTGCAGCAGGTGCAGGATGTGTTCCGTAACCACTACCATCCGATCTTCCCCCTCCTGCTTCCAGGCAACCACGACATGTCTTCGGATGGGGAGGGGAGTCTGCCCCGTCAGCCGCTCGGTGATCTTCGTAGCGATGCGATCCTCCTCCGTGGAGGTGAGCCGATAAGCCTGCGCGATCTCGTTGTCATCCCACGCCCCTACAACCGGCAGCGTGATGCCGATCCGACGTACTACGCACTCACGGAGGACGAGAAGTATTGGCTCCGTGAAACGAAGACACCGGCAACACACATCCTCCTCGTCGCACACGGCTCCATCCTCCCGCCCGGGCAGAGCCGGCCCTTCCCCTACATTACGGCCGACCAGATCGACACGACAGGGATCGACGTCATCGCTTGTGGGCATCTTCACGAAGACCTCGGCATCCATCGGCTCAAGGACGGGACTCTGTTCCTTAACCTAGGCTCGATCGCGCGCACGTCGCGCACACAAGACAACCTGACGCGCCCGGTGAAGGTCGCCGTCATCACCTTCAGTGACGTGATCTCAGTCGAAGAGGTCCCGCTCAAGAGTGTGCTGCCGGCCAGCGAAGTATTCTATGAGACGGTGATGGGGGGGACCGATCCCGATACCGCCGATGAGATCGTGGAGTTTGCCGAATCGTTGGCGCGTGGGCTCGATGTAGAGACGATCACGATCGACGAGCTGCTCGCTGACATGCCGGACTTCCCCGACGTAGATCGTGAAGAAGTCGGCGCGCTCGTCAAACACTACCTTGAGGAGGAAGCATAAATGCAATTCGATCTCTCCCTACGCTTCATTGCGACACGCGAAGTCGATGCGTCCTGCAGAGACTGTGAGGAAGAGAGGGGATGATGGCATGAGCGATAAATACATCCTCGTCGGCAAGAAACCTACGCCCGTCGCAGCACTGATGGAATGGGCTAACTGGTTTGAGATGGCTAACCGTAGGGTTGCACTGGATGTGGTTGGTGAAGCTAGGATTTCTACCTGCTTCCTTGGCCTTAATCACCAGTTCGGGGGCGGGCCACCAATATTGTTCGAGACAATGGTCTTTGGTGGGACACTAGATGGAGAACAAGAGCGGTGCTCGACGTGGGAGCAAGCGCTAGCACAACACGCAGAGATGTTGCAACGTGTCCAGGGCGAACCACAAGATGCTTGACATCAGTGAATTGCGTGACCGGCTACAGGAAGCCGAGGGCAGTCTTCAACGACAGGAGGAGCGTGTCGCTCAAGCGCAGCGCACTGTCGATGAGAAAACAGCCACGCTCAAGGAGCTTGGCTTCGACCCGAAGAAGGTCGACAAGCAGATCGCAGCGAAGCAGGCCGAGCTGGCCGGACTCATCACGGAGATTGAAGGTCTGCTCGATGACGTAGAGGTGCTGGCAGGGTGAGTGATCTCAAGGAGCGCGTACTCCGGCTCGCGCAGACCGTCGCCGAAGGGGAGGGGCAGGTCAAGCTACTCGAGCGGCAGATCGCCGAAGCTGCTACTTCCGCAGACGCTGCTGCCTTGCAGGAGAAGCTGCTCACCTACACCAACGAGGTGCTGCTCAAGATGGAGGGCCGTTGGCGCCAATCCCACGAACAGGGCCTCGCTAAGCTCCTCTCACAGGGGCTCTCCGCCACCTTCAGCGACGACATCCAGGTCTCCGTCAGGACAAGCGAGGTGCGAGGGGCTACGTCGATGGAGCTTCGGCTCACGCAGGGTGGCGTTGAGATCGGCAACATCATCGAAGGGACCGGGGGCTCCATCGTCTCCATGCTCAATGTCCTCCTCCGGCTCTTACTTTTGGTAAGCATCCGCCCGCCGATCACGCCGCTCCTCGTCCTCGACGAACCGTTCAGGATGGTCGAATCCCGCCACCTACCGGCGCTCGGCCAGTTACTCCGCGAGTTAGGTGAACGGCTTGGGGTGCAGCTTGTGATCGTGAGCCACGAGGAGGCCCTGCAAGACGCGGCCGATATGGTGTATGAAGTCGTGCCCGGACCAGACGGCTCGATGGTGAAGTTAGTGAAGTCAAGAAGGGAGGAGAGAACATGACCGAAGACACACGGAGAGTAGCGGTCAGCGCCACGCGCAAGCTCAACCTTGGTAACTACGAGAGCGTTGATATCTTCTTCGCCATCAGTGGTCTCGAAGTTGGGGTTACAGACGAGGAGATCGAAGACTGTCTCGAAGTAGGTGAGCGCGCCTACGAAGCCATCCGTAAGAAGATCATCGCCAAGACGGGGGAGATCAAGCAGTTTTGAATATTATCGGCCTGGATCCTGGGGTTACGGGCGCGATCGCGCGGCTCTACGAGCCGGTTGGAGGCGGGCTCGTCGCCCAGGTGTGGGACACGCCAACCGGCAAGGACGGCAAGCGCACGATCTTCCTGCCTGCTGAGATGCGCGCCCTGCTTGCCGATGCTGTTGGGGACAAGGTAACGACGGTCTTCATCGAGTCCGTCCACTCCATGCCGAAACAGGGTGTGTCCAGCTCCTTCGGTTTTGGTGTGGGCTACGGCATGTGGATCGGGCTCGTCGCCGGGCTCGGCCTCCCCTACGAACTCGTCACGCCGCAACGATGGCAGAGCGTGATGATGGCTGGCCTCCCCAAAGAGCCCGACAAGAAGAAACGCAAGGATGCTTCACGGGCGCGGGCGCAACAACTATTCCCCTCGCTTGTGAGCCAACTCAACCGCGTGAAGGACGATGGCCGTGCGGAGGCGCTGCTCATCGCCTCTTATGGTCGACGGCTGCTAGGAGGTGGCGTATGAGCCTAAACATTGGGCTAGCGGGGGACAATGATTTCACGCTCCCCGAGGAGGCTGTCACCGGAACCTTCGGCATATTAGCCATGCGAGGCGTCGGCAAAACCCATACGGCCGTCGTGATGGCCGAGGAATTGATCGGCGCTAACCATCAAACCGTCATTCTTGATCCGCTCGATGTTTGGTGGGGACTGCGGGCAGACGCAGATGGGAAAGGCCCCGGGCTATCCATCTACGTCTTCGGTGGAGATCACGCCGACCTGCCCCTCGAATCCACAGCAGGAGCATTGATCGCAGACGTCATTGTTGAGCAGGGCATCTGCGCCATCCTCTCCCTCCGCCACCTAAGCAAGACACAACAACGGCGCTTCGTCGCTGATTTTGCCGAGCAACTGTACTACCGTAAGGGTGAGGCTAAGCACCGGACGCCGCTCCACCTCATCATCGACGAAGCCGATTCTTTCGCGCCGCAACGAGTGATGGGCGAGTCAGCCAGGATGTTCGGCGCCATCGACGACCTCGTGCGCCGCGGCCGCACGTCTGGTATCGGCGTCACCCTCATTTCCCAGCGGGCAGCGGCGCTCAACAAGGACGTGCTCACACAGATCGACGTCCTCGTCTGCCTCCGTACCGTGGCCCCCCAAGATAGAAAAGCACTTGATCTCTGGATCCAGGCCCACGACAGTCACGACCAGCGTGAGATGTTCATGGAGTCTCTTGCCGTCCTACCGATCGGGACGGCTTGGTTCTGGTCGCCGGGGTGGCTACACATCTTCGATATGGTCGAAGTCCGGCAACGTAATACCTTCGACTCATCGGCAACACCAAAGATCGGTGAGGTGAGAAAAGCGCCGGCCCGGCTCGCCCAGGTGGACATCAACACGATCGTCACCAGGATGCAGGAGCTTGCGGCGCACAAGGAAGCAACGAAGAAGGGGCCAGCCAAAAGCTCTAAGGACGCTGCTCCTAATAGGCAGTTACTTGATGATGAGCACAAAGCGGCCAACGCGATGCTGGCGCGCCTGGAGACCTCCATCAAAGAGAAGGATGGTGAGATCGCCAAACTCCAGGAGCACAACGACCGCCTGGCCGCAGAACTCACACAACTCCGCGAGGCAGCACACGCGATGACGCAAGTGCGGCAACTTCTCTCCCTCCCTTCTGGAGGGCCTGCCGCCTATGCCCTCGACCCTGATGGTAGCGTTGCCTACGAGCTTGACGAAGATTCCATCGTCCAGAAGGTGCTTGCCCGCATCCCATCGAACGGCGCCGCTCCTGCTCAGGTGGCCGCGCCGGAAGCGCTCCGTAAGAAGTACCTTCAGGAGACCGTAGACCGCATCTACGAGAAGATCTCAGCGCTCACCGAAGAACAGCGAAAAGCAATGGAGATTCTTCTCAGCGAGGAGAGCGATTGGTCCCCGTCCCGGGTGGCTCAAGCGATCCACGGCAAAGCCACCGGCTCCAGTGGCCACATTATCAAACGCTGGCAATCCTCACTCAGTAAGCTCGCCAGCATGGGGCTCGCTGGTAAAGTAGGGGAGGGAGGCCGCGGCGGCTACCGTTACCATTCAGACGTCCACACCTTCGCGCGGAATGAACTGGCTGCGCATAGTCCCACAGACCAGGAGATCGCTTTGGCCGTTCAGCACGTCCTGGCAAAGCTCGTCACATGAGCGGCCCCAAAGACTGCCAGCGTTGCGAAGCCCTCGTCAAGTGCCGGAAGACAGTCGTACAGGGCTGGGCCGCAGGCGAGCATCCACGCTACGCGCTCATTGGCCAGAACCCGGGGGCAGATGAAGATGCTCAGGGCCGGCCGTTCGTCGGCCGCTCCGGCAAGGTGCTCGCAAGCCTGGTGCGCGCCGCCGGCATCGACGTCGAAGACATCTTCCTCGACAATGCCGTCAGTTGCCTTACGGCAGCCAACCGTAAGCCTAAGAAGGAGGAGTACCTCAACTGCCGGGAGTTTCTGATCGACAAGCTCCGTGAGATTTCTCCATCCGTCATCATCGCGCTCGGTGAGGTGGCTACCCATAGCCTATACGGGCGCACGTCGCTCGACTCCGTGCTCGGCCAGACGCTCATCCAACAGGACCTCGGCATCCCATTGCTTGCGAGCTACCATCCAGCTTTCATACTCCGTGGAAAGTGGAACGCCATCCCGCTCGTTGTCAGCCACCTCGAGAAGGCGAAGCGGATCGTCGAAGGAACACAGAAACTCGGCGAGTTGGGCGAGTACACCACGATCACCACGATCAAGGCTCTGCGAGCACTCAAAGACTACCTTCTCGGCGCCGAGCTCCTGGCCGTCGACACCGAGACCACAGGGCTTGACTGGAAGAGAGACGAACTGCTCTGCCTGTCCTTTTCAAGTGAAGCCGGCGAGGGGTTCACCGTCCCGCTCATGCACGGCGTCGAAGGAGTGCCGGAACCGTTTTGGAGCAGCCAGAAGGAAGAGGCGCAGGCCGTCAAGCTGATCGGTGACATCCTCGCTTCTCCTGTCCCGAAGATTTTACAGAACGGAGGATTTGACACCCGGTTCATTGAGCGCCGCCACGACTCCGGTTACATCTCCGCACACACATCATTCGGTTGGAAGATCCATAACTACCGTGAAGACACGATGCTCATGCACCGGCTCACCGCGGAGTACCTGCCGAAAGAAACGAAGCCGAACGAGTTGCCCCACCTCCTCACTCTCTGGTCTGACATGCCGCCCTACGAAGAGGAGGTGCGGAAGCAGTCGAAGGGTAAGACCCGGATGGTGGACGTAGAGGATGCCGTGCTCCGCCACTACGCCGCCGCGGACGTGGACGCTTTACAGCGGCTCAAGCCCATTCTCTCGGAACAACTCGACGCTGACGGTGGTAGCCGTTGGATATACAAGAACATCAGTATCCCAATGGTGGCCTGCTGTCAGGCGATGACAGAACGGGGGATGCTCGTCGACCGGCCCTACTTCGACGGCCTCATTTCCTACTACGACAAACGCCATCAGGATCTCATGGACCAGGTCACGGAGATCGCCGGCAAGGAGTTTAACCCGAACTCCAACCTACAGTTGCAGGACATCTTGTTCAACGTCCTCAAGCTACCCAGATCCGGGCGAAAGACCGATGCTTCGCGTGAGTGCAAGGACTGTGAAGCGGGCGACTGCAGCAAGCATGATCAGGTCTCGGAAGATGCTCTGCTCGACATCAAGGGCCTACAAGATCACCCGATCATTGATGTGCTCGTCCTGCTCCGGCAGGTGATGAAGCTCCGTAGTACCTACCTTGCCGGCACGAAGGATGAGCCCGGAGGATTTCTCCAACACATTTGCGCCGACAACCGTATCCACGCAGAATTCAAGTCTGGCGGAGCTGCTACAGGACGGCTCTCATCCTCAGCCCCAAACGGGCAGAATATCCCGACTGGTATAGAGATCGAAGAACTACATACGTTCGACGCATTTCACCGGACATTTATCGCTCCTCCCGGGCACATCCTCATGGCGCCAGACTGGTCCCAGGCGGAGGTATTTGTACTTATGGAGGAGTCTGGCGATACGACACTCCGAGAGATCCTTGAATCGGGACGGGACGTACACACTGTCGTCGCTCGTCACATCTTCCCTATCGATCTCGAGCTGGACGAGTACGAGTGGCACAAAGAACACGAAGATCTCCGCCGACAGGCAAAAGTCTTTACGTTCGGTATCAGCTACGGTCTCACGATCCCAGGTATCATGGAACGACTTCACTGTTCTGAGGAAGAAGCGAAGTCTCTCCTCGATGCCTACCTCAATCTCATGCCGAGCTTACGTGATTATTTCGATCGTGTTCGCTCGGTCGTCATGGATGGCGGTACGCTCGTCAACCGTTTCGGCCGGCGGAAGCATTTCCCCCAAGTCCCCGTGATGCGTCAGTGTGGGGCGAGCCGAGACCTTGAGGAACTATTCAGGGAGGCCGTCAACTTCCCAATCCAGAGTGGAGCGTCAGACCTGCACTCCCTTGCCCACATCGCCACCGAGCAGAGCCCTGAGATGAGCAAGTGCTTCTCGATCATCAATGCTGTTCACGACTCCTGCCTCGCTGAAGTACCGTCACCTAACACGAAGACTGTGTTAGAGACGGCCTGGAAGGTAAAGCACCTCTGGCAGGAGATCGCGCTCAACACGGTACTCGCTGACGGTACGCAGCTCGGCTGGCAGATCCCCACAGAAATAAAATGGGGCCGGAATTGGGGCGACATGCCTTACCTGCTCACGGCTTCGGGGGGCCTTCTCTACCGTGGTGAGCCCGTTAATGTGGAGAACATCCACGCCCTCCCGGTGGCTTGACGCCTCACTGATGGGTTTAGTAGACTTGGTGAGACATGGCGAATACTTTTATGCCTGACTACCCCGGAACGAACTACGTCGTTCCAGCCCACAGCTCTAACTACTACCTACCTGAGAATCACGGAGGCGTCGAGAACAAGCCGAAGGCACTTTTTGTCCACACGCCGGAAGAACCCGCCGACAACAACGAATACACGCCGATCTACTTCTCCGGGGCGAACCGCGAGGGCTCGACACACTACTACGCCGATGACGATGGTGATTATTATCAGCTCGTGCCGGAGCGCTGTGCGGCCATCGCGAACGGGCTCAAGGGAAAGCCGCTGCCCGTCTGGGCCGACCCAAACACATCGCTCAACTGGCAGACGCTCTCAGTAGAGATCGAGGGCTACGCTGCAGACATTCACCTAACGTGTCTCCGTGGCGGGCCGCAGTGGGCGGCTATCGTGCGCTGGATCGTGGACCGCTGCACGCGCTGGGGCATCCCCATCGACCGCGCGCACGTCATGGGCCACTACCAGGTGGCCGACAATCGCACCGACCCAGGCAAGCTCGACATCGACGCCATCGTCGCGGACGCGCAAGCGCTTGCGTCCGGTATAGAGTTGGAGGACGACATGGTCGCATGGGTACGTTGGGATAACATCCCTGCAGGAAAGATCTACCGGACGTATATCCTCTCAGGGGGCCGGAAGCTCTTTGTAACCTCAACAGAGCAGGAGAACGCTTTCCGCGCGGCTGGCTACATCTCGGGCCAACCAAAGGGGCTGACGCTCTCCCAACTGAAGGCGATCCCGAGCGCTCCGGGTACGCCTGAGCCTGATTCCTAACGCATGGCCGGACGAAACAAGCGTCAGTTACAGGTTAAGGACGAGCTAGGGCTCACCCTTGAACAGCGTAAGCTCCTCTCCGAGCTTGCGCTCTCCGACTGGCGTTCGGCCTGTGAGACACTCAACATCAACCCGCGCACCGCCCGTAGCTGGCTCCTCGGCCCGGAGTTCCGTGCCGCCTACGACGGCCTTGTTAGCACCGGCGTTGAGACCGCCCGCAAGGTGATGGAGAACAAAGCCTTCAGGGCGACGGAGATGTACGACGAAGCCCTCGATGCGATGAGGACAATCGAACAGGAGGTGATTTGCCCGCACTGTGACACACCATTCACCGCCGAGATCTCCGTCCCTGACTGGAACCCCCGCCTACGCGCCGGCGAGGTAATCCTCAAGGTGGCACGTATCTACAAGGACGTGCGCGAACAGGAGACAATCATCACCCACCTCGGACTCGAGGAGAGATTGGCGCTCGCCAAGTACAAGTATGCCCTCGAACACGGGCAGGATCCCAACATCCCGCCGGCGCTTATGGAACGCATCCGCCCGCACCTCGCCCCCGTTATTACTGTTGAAGAGGTGACGGCGTGAGGCTCCTCTCTATCAACTCAACGATGCTTGCTTCAATTGGTTGGAATCCTGCCACGGAAACGATGGTCGTCGTCTTCAACAATGGAGACATCTATCAGTACAACGGAGTGCCCGCTGACTCCTACCTCAAAGTGATCACTGCCGAGAAGAGCGTCGGCAAAGCATTCAACGAATACATCAAGGGGCGGGACTTTCCGTTCGCTAAGATCGAGCGGAAGGATATGGAAGGACTATGACCAGTGCCAGCAGAAAACCGTCGCGCCGTCGCCGTCCCGAAAAGAAAGCGGGCGCCAAGAACCCTCGCAACAAAGCAGTACGACCGGATCGACAACGCCCGCCGGTACTACGGCCGGAACCAGTGGGACCGGACGCTCCTCATCCAGAAGGGGGGCCGGTTGGCAGCGCGGCTCCTCGGGTTGAATCAGGCCCTCTTGGACCGGCGCGGGTCTCCCCTGCTCTCACCATCGCTCGTCTCCGCGCTAACGCAGGTGGCGGCACTCGGCCGGCCCAAGCCCTCCTCAATCGGCCGTTCCGCCTCCGTACCGTCCAAGGGCCGGGCGACGTCCTCGCGTTCTCGGAGTGGTTCCAAACACAACGGCAGCAAGCTGTAGGAATCGCCCTCACTGATGAGGCGATTGGGTTCGCCAACGAAGAAGAGGGCTGGAATGTCCCTCTCAAGGAGGATATTCCTGGCGCCGACATCATCAGCAGCGCCGTCGAACAGTCCTTCAAGATCATCACTTCTGATGATCCCGTCCACCTCGTCTTCCAGGCCGCTGCCCAAGACCTAGGGAGGCTCCTCAAGCTCTTCCCCAGCCTCGACCGCAAGAACCTGCTTAGAGCCGTCTCAGGAGACCTCCAGACACTCCAGGACTGCATTGGCCGGTACATTGAGCAGGGGGTCTTCCCGACGCCGGCTGACGAAGCCTACG